CGTTAAATCCGAAGTCTACAAATCTATGGAATATCCTTGGTTTGCTATCCCTTGGGTTCCTGCTGCGGAAGACTACATTGGTGAAGATGTGTGGTTTTGCCGTAGAGCCGCCCAGAACGGACATAAAACATTTGTTGACCAAGATCTGTCAAAACAGATCCATCATATTGGCACATTTGAGTACAAACATGAACACACATTAATGTGTAGGGATGTAGAAAATGGCACTTGACACCTTTAGTGGACTGAAGACAACGATTGCTGATTACCTAAATCGGGATGACCTGACTTCAATTATTCCTTCATTTATTACTTTGGCAGAAGCAAAATTTAATCGTAAATTGCGTGTTCGCCAGATGGTAAAGAGGGCTACTGCCACTTTAGATACTCAGTATTTTGCCTTTCCTGCTGATTTTTTACAGGCCAAAGAGTTTCAACTGAATACAAACCCAATTACGTATTTGCAGTATGTCACGCAAAATCAAGGTGACTATGGCTCTGCAAACCAATATATTACAGTTGGTAAGCCACTGTTCTATACAATTATTGGCACTCAAATTCAAGTGATTCCAACTCCTGATACTGGATATACAGGAGAACTTACATACTATGGTAAGATTCCTGCGTTGAGTGATTCAAACACAAGCAACTGGCTTCTAGCTTATGCCCCAGACTTGTACTTATATGGTGCATTGCTTGAGGCAACTCCATATTTGAAAGATGATGAGCGTCTTGCTACATGGAGTACGTTGTATACAAACTCCTTGGGCGACATGGAAGTAGCAGATCAAAGGGCTTCTGTTGCTTCTACTCCTATTGTTCGTGCCCGATCTTTGGGGTAAAAAATGGCAGGTTCATTCTCAGATTATTTAGAAGACAAACTTCTAAAACACGCTTTTACTAACACTACGTATACACCTGCAACAACTTTGTATGTTGGTTTGTATACTGCTGCACCTACTGATGCGGGTGGTGGCACTCAAGTCTCTGGCAATGCTTATGCACGAGTTTCAGTGGCATTTACTGTAAGCGGTACTACTACATTGGCGACAAATAGTGCGGCAGTTGAGTTCGCTGCAGCTACTGCCTCTTGGGGAACCATTGTTGCAGTAGGTATCTTTGATGCCTCTACTTCTGGCAACCTATTGGCATGGGCAGATTTAACCACTAGCAAAACTATTGATACAGGTGATATTTTCCGTATCCCTGCAGGTGATTTAGACATTACATTGAGTTAATCATGGCACTTGTACTTGCTGATCGGGTAAAGGAAACTACTACCACAACAGGCACAAGTGATTTTGCACTTGGTGGTGCGGTAAGTGGTTTTCAAACATTTTCTGCTGGTGTCGGTAATAGTAATACAACTTACTATGCCGTTGCACTAGGTTCTGATTACGAAGTTGGCCTTGGCACGCTATCTGGCGATGGTCTGACGCTTGCTAGAACTACTGTTTTGCAGTCTAGCAATAGTGATACGAAAGTATCTTTTGCGTCAGGATCTAAAGATGTATTTGTCACATACCCTGCTGAAAAAGCAGTATTGATTGATGCAACTCAAACTCTGACAAACAAGACTTTAACAAGTCCAACACTAACTACACCTGCACTTGGTACACCCACAAGTGGCACTTTAACCAATGCTACTGGTCTTCCAATTTCTACTGGTGTAAGTGGCCTCGGTACTGGTGTAGCAACTTTCTTAGCGACACCAAGCTCTGCCAATTTAGCATCTGCTGTTTCTGATGAAACTGGTACTGGCGCTTTAGTATTTGCAAATAGTCCAACATTGGTTACTCCTGCTCTTGGAACACCATCTAGTGGCACTTTGACAAATGCGACTGGTTTGCCTATTAGTACAGGTGTTTCAGGTCTTGGAACAGGTGTTGCAACATTTCTAGCTACACCATCAAGCTCTAATTTGGCTGCTGCTTTAACAGATGAAACTGGTACTGGCGCTAATGTATTTGCCAATTCTCCTACATTAGTAACACCAATTTTGGGTACTCCCACATCAGGCAATTTAACAAACTGTACTGCAGATGGTACTGATTCTGTTGGATTTAAAAATATTCCACAGAATGCACAGACTGGCAACTACACAATGGTGTTGGCTGATTCTGGTAAACACATTTATCATGCTTCAGGTGCAGGTGCTGCAACATACACAATACCTGCAAATGGATCTGTTGCATATCCAATTGGTACAGCAATTACATTTGTAAATATGTCAACAACTTCAATTAGTATTGCTATAACAACAGACACAATGTATTTGGCAAAAGACGGCACAACAGGCACAAGAACTTTGGCTCAGTATGGTTCAGCAACAGCATTGAAGCTGACTTCAACAACATGGTTAATTAGCGGAAGTGCATTAACATGAGTGGCGCACTTATTTCAGTTTTTGCAAATCAACGGGGATTTACAACTGTCCCCGGTGCGCCTACTATTGGAACGGCCACGGCTACTGGAACAACTACAGCGACTGTTGCTTATACAGCGCCCGCAAGTAATGGCGGTTCTGCTATTACGCTTTATACAGCAACATCATCGCCAGGGGGTATTACTGGAACATTGGCGCAAGCGGGTTCAGGAACAATTACTGTTTCTGGTTTATCTGCCGGGACAAGTTACACATTTACTGTTAAAGCAACAAATGCAATTGGTCAAAGTGCCGCAAGTGCCGCAAGTAATAGCATAACAACATCACCAGTATCTAGCCAACAGGCTTACACAACAGCGGGAACTTACACATGGACTGCGCCTGCTGGCGTTACGTCTGTTAGCGTTGTCGCTGTTGGTGGCGGTGCAAGTGGTCGCAGAAGCTCAAACTCTGGCGGTGGCGGTGCTGGTGGCTTGGGTTGGAAAAATAATATCTCAGTCACACCCGGTAGTGGGTACACAGTTGTTGTAGGTGCTGGTGGTGCTGGCAGTCTTAGTTCAGGTTACACAGGCCAAGCGGGTGGCGAAAGTAGGTTTTCAACTGCTGTGTATGGATATGGTGGAAGTAACACAGCAAATGGTTCAGGAAAGTACCCCGGTGGTAGCTACTCTGGTGATGGCGGTGGAAGTGGTGGTTATGGCGGCTCTCAAAATGGTAGTACTCAAGGCGGTGGTGGCGCAGGCGGCTATTCTGGTTCTGGAGGTAATTCAACATCTATTAATGATCGTGCTGGTGGAAGTGGATCAGGCGGTGGCGGTGGCGCTGGCGGTATGTATAGTGTTGGCGATCAAGCCGCAGGTGGCGGTGGTGGTGGTGTAGGAATTCTTGGTCAAGGTAGCAGTGGGCAGGGCGGTTATGGCACTAACGAACCGGCTTACAACAGTCCTAATGGAACTGGCGCTGGACAAGGCGGTTCAGGCGGTTCTGATGGATTCCTTGGAAACACTACTTGTCAGGGGGGCGCTTATGGTGGCGGTGGCGGTTGTCTGCAATACAGAGATCAGTCTGGTGCAGGGGGCGTTGGTGCAGTTCGCATTATTTGGGGTTTTAACCGAGCGTTCCCATCCACTAATACAGGAGACTTATGATGGAACTTTATATTAAAATAAAAGACGGCCAACCATACGAGCATCCAATGTTGGGTGAGAACGTTAGACAAGCATTTCCCGACATTGATACAACAAACTTACCATCAAATTTTGCACGTTTTGTTCGCGTTGAAATTCCAGAGATTGGCACATACGAAGTTTATGAAGGTGTGACTTACGAGCAAAGCGGTGATGGGTTTACCGATGTCCATCATGTTCGCCAAATGACGCAAGAAGAAAAAACGGTAAAACAAGATGCGGTAAAGGCAGAGTGGGCGTTGTATGGTGATCCTCTTGGGGTATGGGACGAAGAACTTTGCACGTTTATTGTGCCTCCAATAATTGATACCCAACCAAATGTTAATAGCCAATCATTTGATTCTTGACCGAGAAACTTCAACAGCAATTATAAAGAATTAAATGTTTGGCTATACAACTTTTTCAGAAGCGCCTTTTTCATCACTAGCTGGTGGGCCTGTTGAAGCGTCTGCAAATATTTCAGCAGAGTCTGCAGTAAGTGCAAGTGCAATTTATGTCGGAACATCCAGTGCTTTAGTTTCTTCTACATCAACTGTAGAGCTAAATGCTTTTCTAACTAGAACATCTGGCGCAAATGTTGATTCTGTTTCTAGCATTACGGCATCTGGCGTAACGATTAGAGACACAATAATTATTATTTTCCCTGAAAGCTCTGTTACTGCAAATGCTGGTTCTATATTAGCTTTTTCAGCAGCTATATCTAGTAGTTCAAGTATTCAAGCATCAGGAGCCAAAAAGTGGGAAAATATAGCTGATACAAGTGAAACTTGGACAACTGTAAATGATGTGTCCGAATCTTGGACAACAATTAATTAAGAGGTAATTATGGCTGATACCACAACCACCAACCTAAGTCTTACCAAACCAGAGGTAGGCGCATCTACAGACTCTTGGGGAACCAAGATTAATACTGATCTAGACACAATTGATGCTTTGTTTGATACTGGTCCAGTACTTAAACTTAACAAAGGTGGCACTGGACAGGCTACGGCTACTGCATCTTTTAATGCTCTAGCGCCTAGTCAAACAAGTAATTCAGCCAAGTTTTTAACAACTGATGGTACAAATACCTCATGGGCAAATGTTACAAAAGTTACAACCACTAACTTTTCTATTGAAGAGTCAGGCGGTAAATTAATATTTAAGTATGGGGCTACTACTATTGCAAGCATGACAAGTGCAGGAGTGTTTAAGACACTTAGCGATATTAGCTCTAATGACACACCATAAGGACAGATTAAAATGGCTACAAAACTAGTATCAACTGGAATTACATTTCCAGATACAACCACACAAACTACAGCATTTATAGACACTGGATTCTTCCGAATTGCTACATTTACTTCATCTGGCACATGGACTATCCCCGCAGGTGTTTCTAAATGTAAAGTGACTGTTACTGGAGCAGGTGGTGGCGGTGGACGTGGTAATGGGGCTTATGGCGGTCAAGGCGGTGGCGCTGCTGGTACTGCTATCAAATATGTAACATTATCTGGAAGTACAGCAACTATTACTATTGGTACTGGTGGTACTGGTGGTACTGCTGGTAATAATGGCAATCCGGGTGGAGATTCATCGTTTGTGAATAGCTCTACTACTGTAACTGGTGGTGGCGGTGGTGGCGGCATTAATGGTGCAGGTCAAAATGGTGGATCTGCTTCTGGCGGTGATATCAATATATTTGGTGGTGATGGAATTGGGGCTACAGACAATGCTGAAGGCACTGCTATGAGGTTTGGAACTAGTGGTGGAGCTTCTTTTTGGGGTGGCGGCGGGACGGGCACTATTGGAGGCTCTGCAACAGCAGGCCGTGCTTATGGTTCTGGTGGTGGTGGAGCTTATGGCGGTACGCCAGCGTCAGGCGCTGGTGGCATAATTTTGATTGAGTATTAAAATGTCAGATGTAAGCCATGAGCAAATATATGAGCGACTGATTGCCGTAGAAGGTAAGGTAGATCGCATTGACAACAATACAAAGGGTCTTGTAGAGGCTATTGATGCCCTTGACGGGGCTTTTAAAGTTCTTGGTTGGGTTGCTTCTTTAGCAAAGCCTATTCTATGGATAGGTGGTCTAGTTATGGCGGCTGGTGCTATTTGGCAGACTTGGCTTAAAAAGTAATGGCTAATGTAAAGCAACAGTTGGACATACCTGCGATACCTTCTTTGGGTACATCTGGAATTGTCTATTCTCAAAGTCTACAGAATCAAAACAATGGACTTTTGAGGTTGTTTTTTACCAAGTTAGTCAATTCAATACAGTCTGTCATTGGCCCAAGGGGTGGCAAGTACTTGAATAATCCTTACGGGGCTTTTCAAGATGGAACAGATCAGATTGCTGCCAACACAACGACTGCTTACCCTATAACTTTTGATACAACTGATTTCGCAAATGGGGTCACTTTATCAAACAGCTCAAGACTTAATGTTACAGACTCAGGAATTTATAACATTCAGTTTTCTATGCAATTAGTAAATACAACCAATAATTCTCAAGATATAGACATTTGGTTTAGAAAAAATGGCACAAATATAGACAAATCTAACAGTAGATATGGGTTAGCTCCAAGAAAATCCGCAGGAGATCCATTTCATACTATTTGTGCTTTAAATTTCTTTGTTGATTTAAATGCAAATGATTATGTTCAGATTGTCTGGAGAACAAGTGACGTTGGGGCATATATTGAACATTACGTTGCGAGTTCAACACCAACTAGACCATCAATTCCATCTGTAATTGCTACAATAAGCTTTGTGTCTAACCTACCTACGCTATAGAATGCAGATATGGCATACATTCCACTACAAATTCCTCCAGGCGTATACAAAAATGGGACTGAATATCAGTCTAAAGGGCGTTGGAACGGATCAAATTTGGTACGTTGGTACGAAAATACTATTCGTCCAGTAGGTGGATGGCGTAAGCGTTCTACTAGTCAATTAACTGGCATGGCTAGGGGATTGATTAACTGGAAAGACAATACTGGCAATCGTAGAATTGGAATTGGTACGCATTCCAAGCTTTATTCAATGAATGAAGCAGGTACTTTGACAGACATTACTCCAACATCATTTACTGTTGGAGATGCAGATGCTGTAGTAAAGATTGGTTATGGTTATGGAGTTTATGGAAGTTATGCCTATGGCGTTGCTAGACCTGACTTAGGATCAAACACCCCTGCTACTACTTGGAGTATGGACACTTGGGGCGAGTATCTGGTTGCTTGCTCATCAAAGGATGGTAAGTTACTTGAATGGCAATTAAATACTGCCAATGATGCTGTTGCCATTACTAACGCACCAACTAGTTGCACTGGTTTAATTGTTACTCAAGAACGATTCCTATTTGCACTTGGTGCGGGTGGCAATCCTCGTAAAGTTCAATGGTGTGACCAAGAAAACAATACTGTATGGACTCCTGCTGCCACCAACCAAGCT